TTTTAAATTCTCCTATTATAATCTTATCTTCAGAAACTCTACTGTAGTAAGTAAAGTTTCTATTAGCATTATATCATTCACATGTTACATTTGCAACACTTTTAACGTTTGTAACATGAAAATACAAGTTTTCACAATAAGATTTTTTTCATAAAAATAAAATCAAACCTCCAGATACTATGTTAGCTCTCTTTTTATCTTATTTTTGATTCAACTCCGTTGTGAAACATAAAAGTGATACTTGAATCTCTATGTACCGTTGCCCCATCTACTAAGAGCATCCAAATTCTCTCATTCCAGTCGCTAAGTTCATCTTCTGATTTAGATAGGCTTGCAATAAAAGCTTGCATTTTAAGTGCTTGTCCTTGTCTGTCATTTCTTTGTTTAAGAAGTTCTTCTCGTTTGGCTTGCAACTTATCGTAACGATTTGATAACTCTTCATACTTCTTGTTGTAATTTTCTATGCTATCACTTGTTTTAGAGTTTTCATTTACCAGCTTGCTTACCAACTCTGAAGTTATGAATAGTTCATCATCTAAATCTCTGATTTCATCATCAATCTTTGTCATATCAGTCAGTAATTCGATGATTTCTTCTGAGTCTTGAATGATCCTTCTCTTATCTTCCATAACGAGATTATAAGCCTTGAGGAACTTGAGTTTAATATCCTCTTCTTTAAGATTAGGTGTTAGACACTTTTCTTTATGTTTATGAAACTTATTATTGCATTGATATACAAATCTTGAGTATTTGCTATTGGAATGCCATTTCTTTTTGCCATAGAATCCTCCACAGTCCTCACATATCAGTTTTGATGCAAATACATCAGATGATGAGTATTTAGCACCAATTCTTTCTCTTCGTTTAAGTTCAATTTGAACCTGTTCCCACATATCTCTGTCAATGATCGCTGGATGACTATTTTCAACATAGTACTGAGGAATTTGTCCGTTATTCTTAACCATTTTATGATCAAGATAGTTTTCAGTATAAGTCTTTTGAAGGAGTGCATCACCTTTATACTTCTCATTGGTAAGAATTGAATTCACATTATTTTTGGTCCAATTCGTTTTACCAGTGGGGGTTTTTACTTGCTTTGATTTCAAATAGTTTGCTATGCCTGTTGCAGTCTTTCCTTCAACCAAAAACATCTTATAAATCATTTTGACAATCTCTGCTTGATCTTCATCAATCACAATCTTTTCATCTTCTTTCTTATAGCCTAGAAACGATTTATAAGCAAATGAAACTTTACCCTGTTGAAAGCCGACTCTCTTACCCCATGTCACGTTTTGACTGATTGAACGTGATTCTTCTTGAGCGATTGATGCCATGATCGTTAATATGAGTTCACTTTTGGGATCTAGCGTCCAGAGATTTTCTTTTTCGAAGAACACCTCAACACCGTTATCTTTTAGTTTTCTAACATAAGATATGGTGTCTAATGTATTTCTTGCGAATCTTGATATGGACTTAGTAATGATTAGATTTATCTTTCCATTTAATGCGTCTGCGATCATTTTATTAAAGCCTACACGTCTTTTTGTATTAGTCCCAGAGATACCTTCATCTGCATAAACGTTTATATACTCCCAATCTGGCTTATCTTCTATAAACTTCTTGTAATAGGTGACTTGAGCTTCATAGCTAGTATATTGTTCGTCTGAGTTGGTAGAAACTCTTGCATAGGCTGCGACTTTCTTAACTGCCATTTGATTAAGTGGCATTTGTGTTAATGGGTGAATCGTAGATGGAATGACAGTAACCTTAGCCATGATGAACACCTCCCTGATGTTGTTTCAATGCTCTTTGTTTTGCCTTCTCCCTCATTTCAGGCGTCCAAGCTTCACTTCTTGAGCTTTTGTTCCAAGACTGTTCAACACTTGTTTCATCTTTAAATTGAAAAATAAGTTTGTTTTCGGGCATCACGAGTACCTGCTTAACTTTTGATTTTAATACTTCTTCATCAAAGGATCTAATTTTCAATATTGTTTTAGCAGCTTTTTTAATTTCTCTGTCTGGTACTTGTTTAGATGGGCAAGCTTCTATTCCTTTCGTTACTGAAAGTGAACATTTCCATATTTCGTTATGTGGTGTGGTTTTATGAGTATATGCTTTACCACAAATCCCACACTTTATCATGCCCTTGAAAGCTTGAGGTTTTTTATTTATTCTTGGTTTGATTCTTTCAGCTCGTTGTTTTCTTATTTCTTGAACTTTATCAAATAGATCCTTGCTAATAATCGCCTCATGATTCTTTTTAACTGCATACTGGTCAAGCTCACCTGAATTGATGATTTTTCTTTTAGATAAGTGATTCTCTCTAAATGTCTTTTGAAGTATCAGATCGCCTGTGTAGTTATAGTTGGATAATATGGTCATGATGCTTGATCTATTCCATTTTGCTGAATTCTTCGGAATGATACCTCGTTCATCAAGGATTTTGCCGATTGTATCGGCACCATATCCAGCAATGTATAATTGATAAATCTGTTGTACGATCTTAGCTTCATCTGGTATTACGATGAAACGTTTGTCTTCAAGTGCATATCCTAAACATGGTTTGCCGCCCCATAGAATACCTTGCTCAAAGTCTTTCTTGATTCTCCATTTCATGTTCTCCGATGTGCTTCTGGATTCCTCTTGAGCAAATGTCGCAAGGAACGTTAGAATCATTTCACCTTCACCGCTCAAGGTATGCACGTTCTGTTCCTCAAAGAACACATCAATACCTAATGACTTCAATTCTCTAACGGTTTCTAATAAAATGACTGTGTTTCGAGCAAATCTTGATATCGATTTGGTGATGATCATATCTATCTTCCCCGCTCTACTATCCTCAAGTAAATTTTGAAACTCCAATCGTGAATCTTTAGTACCAGTTAACGCTTCATCTGCATATACACCAGCAAATGACCACTCACTATTATCATGGATCAGTTTCTTATAATGGTTAACTTGAGCAGAAAGCGAGTGAAGCATAGCATCTTTACCACTTGAAACTCTAGCGTAGGCTGCAACCCTCATCTTACTCGCTAACTTGGGTAACGCGTTTACTTTTGTTACTGTTTTCTTTGTCATGATTTACCTCCTCTTCCGACACACTATATATCACTCTTTTTAAAGGTATAGTCAAGTCAATAAGTCGGTATAGATTACCTTTTTTGATACAATACTTATCTGCTAAATGTGACTCTGCTTTTTGATAATCTTGCTTTGTCATGATGCCTTTTTCAAACATTGTTTTTAAGGGAGTTATGGATAAAAGATACTTTTCAAGATTAGATCGTTTCATGGTGTTTTTTCTCTTTTCGATGTTGATTCCAAAACTGATACCTGCAATGATCAGAACAGAATACTTTTTTCTTCTTTCCCTTGACAGATTTCATGGTGATTCCGCAATATTTGCATGTGCCGAGAAGTAAATCTTCTTCTGATATTTTTGCAAGTGTATACCTTACTGCACTCGCAGTCATGGATAACTCTTTCGCAATTCTTTTGTATCCATATCCTTTTTCTTTCAACTCGTTTATCCTATTTTTTACATCATCACTCATAAGATCAACCTCCTTCACTAGTTAAATGGCGAGGTAAGGTCCGTTTTGCCGGTAAAAAATAAAAAAAACCTCATGTTGAGGATAATTTCCTGTTCATGAGGTCTGTGATTATTTATTTAATTGTTCTTTGATAATTTTTTCTGCTTCAGATAAGGTTTCTTTTCCTTGCATCTTGTTGCTGAATGATACGTAGTCATTAATGATCGCTTCAATCTTAGATTGATTTGTTTCGACAAATTCAACTGCTTTCTCTGTAGATCCCGTAATGTTACTTACCCATTCACTTAAACGAGAAATAACAGCTAACTTTTTATCATCGCCATTAAGATATGTCTCGCCTTTAGTTTTAGCTAACTGATTTTTTTCTTCTACAATCATAATAAATTCTTTGATCGTTTTTTGGATGCTTTCATCGAAGATAACATCTTTTGCTTTGCTGACCAAGTCATATACATTTTCAGCTGTTTCTTTAAGATCTTGTTTGACCTCTTTGATTATCTCATTAAGAGATTGATTTTTACCCATTTTTGATGTCACATACAGAGCTAGTAGTAACAGCGAAATTATTAGTAATAAAATTTCAAGTGTTGTCATTTTCTTTTCCTCCTAAATGTTTATAGATATTAACTTGTGAATCTTCTAATCTTGACACACGATGTTCTAACACATTCACATCTTTTTTAAGCGATTTTATATCTTGAGAATGAAGTTCAAGCAAGTTAATCATTTTCACATTTTGCTTTTCTATTTTTTGTAGGTTAACCATGATTTCATCATTCTTTGACTTATTGTTTTTTTCTTGCCTATTGAATTGTTTAATCGTGGTTAATATCACTACAACCATTGTCACGATCCAATAGATTAAGTTTTCCATTCTAAATAGACTTAATAGATTATCCCAGTCCATGATTTTTCATCTCTTTTCTGTAATTACTCAAGTAATCAATTTGTTCTATAATTTTATCAACATACTTTGTTGCATCATGAGTTTTGTAATTTGCCTTATACTCAAGCATTAGACTATACCAAGGTTCCGAAACCTTTAAATTAAACTGTCCAGTCTCATCATAGTGATCGAGCATACCCCTAAGTCGAAACAAATGGTAATGTGTCTTTGAGGTTGGATTGATTTCAAATTTACTTATGGCATAGACTAAAACAGCATCAATAAAATGGTAGATGAAACTTCGATCAACAGATTTAATAAGTTCATTTAGTTCATTAGAAAATTCAGGACTAAGATAATATTCATTTGAATCTATGCCCATGATATTATCGGCTGCTTGTCTGTGGTAAGCAATGATCGAATCGTCAAATTGCTGTCTTTTTATAAAATCTTCTTTCGAGAAAACAAAAAGATCATAATTTCCAATAAATAAATGCAGTATCCCTTTAAAACCGTCTAATACAACAGTTAAATCAATATCGCTATTTTCATCATCTAAACCATAAGCCTTAGAACCCCCATAATAAATGAGTAATATTTTTGTGTTTGGAAACACTTCTTTTATCATGTTATATATTTCATTCATCTTGAGATTCCTCAACGTGTTCAGGTATTGGATCAACCACTTCTAAATCATCCAATGAATCATCAAAACCAATCACATTTTGTTTTAACCAAAGATATCCATGTTCAATCGGATTTGTATTCAAAAATGTTGGATAATCTAATTGAGGTATTTCGATGTCAATCTCCTCAATAGGATCACTTTGATTTATTCTTGCTTCTTTTGATAGATAAGTTGATACACAAAGTATGATCCTTTTATCTTTATAGTTAATGCTAAACGCTGATATTCTATGGTATGAAGCTTGAACGCCAAACTTCGTATCTAAAGCCTTAATAATTGCCATATTGTCCTCACTTTCTTTTCACACGGTAAATCGTAATTGATAAAGTATCTGGTGAACCGAGATTTAATCCAGTATTGATATAAAGTTGTCCAAGATTACCATTTACTGTATGCACAAAATCACATGACTTAATAGTTGAGTCACCTTGACCAGATAAAGTTGTTACACTTTTACCGTATGCAACCCATTGCACGATATCGCTGAGTGATGACCTAAACATTGGGGATAATTCAAAAGAGATGATTTTCGATATACCACTTGTGATAGTTGGTCCTGTTTCATAACTATCTTCGATATATTGAACCGTTGTGTTTTTTGAACTTCTTGTTTGATAGACGCTACTTTCTGTACTTGCATAATAATTTAAGTAACTACCCGTTAGAGTTGATGATGCGGCAGTTCGATAATAAAAATAAGTATCTGAGACATCTGTTGATGTACCATAAGTTGATGAAACAATATGGATTTTATAGATGAAATTTGAATCAAATGAATAATTCAGAGTATGTGTATACGCATAGCCTTCATAACTATAAACAAGTTCCATCTCTCCACCAATTTTGACAACCGATGAAGGCGTTCTAGCGTATAAAGCATTCTCGTTATAATCAAATGCAAGTTCACCTAAATAGTTTAATTGTGCAGTTGTTGGTTTTGCAGTACCTCTTTTAACTCTGATGATAGCCATTAATAAGTCCCACCATCTATGATTGAGGTCGGCATAAGGACCTTAGTTTTATCAATACCTAATTTATAGGAAACTCTAGTTGGTGTGTAATTTGAGTCGACAACCGCTGTATAAATGAGTCCATCGATAATTACTCCATTGGTATAATCAGCCTCTGTTCCAGCAACTGCAATTCCATCAGCATCACTTATGTATACATTTTTAACGTTACTTAAGACTGTTCTTTGATCTTCAGTTAAATGTAAATTACTGGCGACATGCGTGTTATATGTTGATGCAGCTACACCACCTAATCCTGCAAGGGTAATTGATACCGCTCCGGTTGATCCATTAACACTTGTGACTGCATCTGTTGGTGTTAAGAGCTCTTGCCAGTTAGCTAGCGTTGAATAAGGTGATGCTTTAAGAATAAATGATTTGTTTAAGTCGGTTCTAACCGCAACGTCACCTTCTTGAGCTGTAGACAAACCAAGCATCGCAGTTTGACTTGCGACTACAAATGTATTTGTCATCGCAATCTTTGGTACAACACTGTCTGCTAGTTTGCCATTCGCATCGAGAACAGGTACATTCCCATTTCCGGTTCCAGTATTTTTGGTTGCTGCAGTTCCTAATCCAAGTGCAGTAATTTTTGTGTCAATTTGAGTGTTTACTTTAGCAACTCCAGGTATTTTTAAATAGTCTGATTCTGCTAGTGGAACTGATACACTAGCAACCTTATCTGCTTTTGCAATATATAGATGCTCACCACTAAAATCAACTAGTGGTTCACCAGCTTTTACTGATCCTGTTGTCCCAACAAGAGGACCTGTTCCTGCTGTAGTTCTTCTTTTAATTTGAATTGTGGCCATTTAAATTCCTCCTATTTTTTCATAAATAAACTTGTGATTTTATGCGTTGAGTTTGTTGTAGTTAATGTCACAACCCCATTCTCATATGAGATACTTAATGAGTAATCACTAGAAGCATATCGATATGAAACTGCTGTATTTGACCCAACGATAATGAATAGCAACTCACCTGGAAACGTAACAACTGTAGATCCATTGATCACAACATATAAGATTGCTTGGCTTAGTTCAGTTGAATTAGTTCCTGAGAAACGATAAGTTCCAGCTGAGACTAGCGTTAATTGTTTCCTGATTGGTAAGTAGTGGTTAAATATTTCATCATCTAATGTATCGACTCGCCCTTTATCGTTACTAATCATCTTTCGTGAATAACTAGTTAAAGTCACCGATGATGTCGTTTTTGTATATGCACATAGTACCAACTCATAAAGACCATCAGTAGTTAATAAATTGGTTGTTGTTAATGAAGGATACCCTCCAACCTGCTCTTTTAAGTATAAGCTTACGCTATCATCTGCTGAGTTTACACCCAAGACTACATAGCCACTTTTACTAGAGTCTGGTGTAACACCGATCATTGTTTGGTTTTCGATGTATACCAAACGTCCAAATATTGATGCATAACCATCACTAAATGTAATGGTGTTGTTTGCTAAAGTAAAACTACATTCGCTCTTTAAACCTTTTAAAATGCCAACATCGCTTGAAAAAAGAAAATGATACAAATCTGAATCAATCTTAGCTGTAACATTGCCACCTTCAAAGGTGATTTTTTGCAGTCCCATCAGAACTCACCTCCATCAATATTTGAATTTGTAATTGTGATATTACTTGTCGAAGTACTGCCAGTATTTTTACTGAGCAGTTGTATTTTTTCTGTGAGTTTCACTCTATATTCTCCTAACGTTATCGTTGCATGTTTCATTGAATCTCTAAATTCAATTCCAGTTATAACTGAATCATAGGTTTTACCTTTATGAATAAACGATACATAATCACCTAAATTAATGTTTTTGAACGGTACAAAAATGTTATTGTTCATATCAATCATAAAAGTAATGTTGTGATCTAGTTTTGACGTGACCATTTCACTTCTTGCTTTTGTTTCAAGAGATAAGTATTCGTTATCTGTATAAAAATAGCTCTTTGACATCACACTTGTATATCTTAGATCAGACGAGCTATCTTCTGTGATATCTCCAGTTGTTAGTAGATAAAACGTTCTAACATTTAGATAGGTTTGGTTTTCACTTCTCGGATAGAAAATGACCTTATTAACGAGTTGACTTGTTGAATCATTGGTTTCTATCTGCATGATTGATGAAAAATCACTTTTGATGGTCGTCCCTTGATTGACACCAACAATTCTAAATTTAATACCCGTAATTCTTCCTCTAATGTAGATGACTTCTGTTTTAAAACTAATACCATATCCCTTAGATACGAGTTCAAATATCTTTGACATATTAATGATGTTGTCTGTTTCAAAATTCAAACTTCCGGATGCACTTGTTTCTTTACTGATATTTAAATATGACAAATTTTGTCTTGTGTCTGAATTATTCTTGAAATAGCTCGAAATGATTTGATATAAATAATCCGCTAAATCACCACTAAAACTTGGTGCAATGATATCCAAATTAAAAATCTCCCTAAAATCGAGAGATTTAATACTCGTTGTATAATCATCTAATCGTTCAATACTTTCAAGAATACCTATATATGAGAATGTGTCATGTTTCAGGATGACAATATCCCCGATTTCACAGTTAATCTCTGTCTTGTTCACTTGAAACGTTGATCGCTTAATTAAAACCATGTCTAAAATGATCTCATATTGCTTACTGACATATGCATTATCTTTATACTGCAAAGTACTTCGATCTAAGAACAATAGTTTCATATTAAATCCCTAAATATCCTTCAAGCACAGTTACTTTACATATCGTTTCAGTTGCAACGCCTGGTTTAAACTCAAACTCGTAATTACCATGACCCAGAAAGATAAAATTATCCGTTTCAAAATCTTGTAATCCATATATGTCTGTAACAATACCTGATTCTTCTTTTGTCATTAACTGTTTACTTGGAATAGCGTTTACTACAATAGAAGCATTATCAGCAGTTATGTATAACCTTAGAGTTGCCACAATCTCTCCGCTCTTCTTGACTATAACTTCAGGATCAATTACATCTCCAAGCATTTCTATGACGACAGGTGCATCATCCAATCCATCATTAATGATAAATGTTTTTCCCTCATATGAACTTGAATAGTGATATGGATAAATATAAGGATATACTTTGCCGGTTGCAGTTCCATTTGCTATGATTTCATAAGTCTTTTCTCTTAGCCATAGTGATAACTTTTTGAAAACAATAGTACTTTGTAATGTGCCCGAAATGAGTTCTGCTTTCGTTAGGCTTGCTACATCAACAAAACAATATGCCTTAAATGCATCTGTTTGATAATATAACTTTAGGTCGTCACCACTTTTACTAATGAAATCAACAAAGGCTTTATATCCTATATAACCTTTTAAGAATACAAGTGTTGTCGTTATTTCTGAAAGTGGAATCTTATATTCTGACCTTGAAAAAAGGTTATGATATTCTAAATACTTGGAATCGAGAGCAAACCCTAATCCACTTACTTGAGAGATGTGTGTTTGATTTTTATAGTTAAAGTAGTAAGTGTCACCATATTTGTTTTCTATATAAAATTGCCTAATCAAATCACATTACCTCCTAAAGCTCTATTGATGGAGTCTATATCGAATGTCGAAGATGTCGTATTGATTGTGATATTGTTTGTGTTGCTTGTTGACGAATTCGAACTGGAGTTGTTGACTGTGCTTGATCCTTTTAGATTAAATGTGTCACTAAAAAATCCACCAATCTTACCGAAAAATCCACCAACTTTATCTGCAGCTTTTCCTGCAAAATCACTAACGCCATTCGTAACTTTAGAGGCAATGTTGCTGATACCATCGGTTACACTTCCGAATACATTCTTTATCTTTCCACCAAAGTCTCCTATTTTTGATGGCAAATCTCCAATCCATTCAAATATTTTCTGAATAAATTCGATGATCTTTTGCACAACTTTTAAAATTGGATCTAGAACTGTCTTTAAAACTTTGATTGCTGGAACTAATATGGCTTGTAAGACTTGACCTAAAGTAGTAATCAAAGGTGCCAGTGCTTCTAATATCTCAGCAAACATTGTCACTTGCATAATCAGTGGCATGAGTAAAACATCTAAGATAGGTACTAATAAATCAACAAGCATCACAACTAAATCAATAATCACATCAAGAATAGGCTCTAGTGCAGTAAGGAGTGCATCAACGATCATCATGATCGGAGGTAGCAACAACATAAATGTTTCCATGAGTCTATCAAGAAGTGCTCTAAACTCTTCACTTTGAAATAAAGCAAGGGCTAAAATGGCGATGAGCGCGCCTATACCAAGGGTGGCAAAGTTTATACCTGCACCTGCAAAAAGCCCAGCAGCACCCACACCTTTAAGCGTCATAGCCACAATATTTAAGAGTGGTCCAACCTTACCAACAACCCCGAGTACTGGACCAATAGCCGCAACTAATCCTATAAGGGTTGCGATCATTTTCTTTGTATCTGAATCTAGACTATTCCATTTTGCAATCCAGTCTTTAACGACAGGTATCATTTCATCTCTGACTTTGATGATTAAGTTTTGAATCACAGGCATAAGTGTACTAGCAATATCAACTGCAAGACTAGATAAGGCTTGTTTGGTTCTATCTAGGGCATCTGTAAACTCACCAGCTTGTGCAGCTTGTTCATTTGTCACAATACCAAGTTCTCTTGCTTCTTGTCTTAAGTCATTTATAACTTCTGCTTCTTTAGATAAAACCGGAATAATATCAGCTGCGACTCTTTCACTTAATAAATCATTGGCCACACCTAGTCTTACTGCTTCATCTTCCACTTTACTTAAAGCATCTCTAATCAGTAAGAATGCTTCATCCGCATTTTTACCTTTTAAATCATCAACAGTTAGTCCAATTAAGCCTAGACTATCCGCAAACTTATCACCATTGCCAGTCGCAATATCACCTAAGATACCATTAACCTTAACAAACGCTCGTTCCATTCTTTCTGTGGAAACCCCTAATATAGTTGCGGTATGATTCCACTCTTGAAATGCTTCAGCTGATAAACCAATCTTCTCTGCAGTATCACCAATCTCATCTGCAGTATAAGCAGTCTTAATCGAAAACGCTGTTAATGCAGAAACGGCTCCTAAGATAGGAACTGTTACAGATTTTGTCAGTGTAGAACCAAGTTTTCCAATCTTATCAAACTTGGCGTTACTTAATTCTTTAATTTTATTGTTTGTATTACTTAGTTGGCCATTCAGTTTTCCGAGTTCAGCTTCTGTATATTGGACATTACGTTTGAGCTTATTAAACTCATCTTGACTCATGTCACCAATCTGAACTGCTTTTTTGGCTTTTTCAAGTTCTAGATTTTGTGTATCTAATCTTTTCTTTGTTGTTTGTAAAATACTATTTAATTTATCTTGTTTTGATTTCCATAAATCAAGATTAGAACTATCATATCTTAGATTAGCATTAATAGCTTTTAAATCTTTATTTTGTTCTTTAAGATCCTTTTTAATATCTTTAAGCTCATTTTCTAAATCTCTACCATCAAGGCTAAGTTTGATATTGAGTCCTTTTACTGTTTCTGCGATGTTTCCACCTCCAATGCATAAAAAAACACATCAGATTTGACGTGTTATTATAAAGAACATTTTAATTATTATAATCATTTATTAAATCGTTTATTTGTCTACTACAACATTTACCAGTAGGACTTTTGTGAACACAATCACTGTTTTTCATCGCGTTTGTATTTTTTACAACCTTTCCTACTGTATCACACTCTTTATTCACTATCGCATCAACAATTTCAGCTTTTTCTACTTTACTACAATAGCAAATATATTTTGGATCAGCATCTTCCTTGTACCAAATCGGAACTTTAACATCAGTTTGCATTATCATATTTTCTTCACCAGAAAAATAAGCAACATCACATGTTGGGTTTAAGCATAAATAATAATCTTGATTAACCTCAATGGATTCTATGCTAGTTAAGCTTTTAACTGTAACATTACTTACCAGTTCGCCATTCACATTACATTTTGGACATGGTTTTGTTTTTTGCATAATAGTCACCTATTATCCATCAATTAATTGTGAATCCTGATTAAAAAATGTTTTATATCCAAAAATTAAAAATATATAAGTGCTTAATGATACACCACCTAAGATTCCAAGCATAACCCCAATTTGATACATGATAGCAGTCGTTGGTACAACACCAGATAAAATCTGTCCAGTCATCATACCAGGCAAGAAAATGATCCCCATCCCCAGCATATTATTAAGGGTCGGCATGATAGCTGAATCGAATGCTTGATTAATGATATCATGGCTTGCTTCTTTTGGTGTTGCACCTAATACTAACGACTCAATCACTTCATCTTTTTGATCCGTAAATTTATTGAGTAACGTATGAATACCAAGTGTGATTCCTGTCATGCTATTACCAATAATCATCCCAGTTATTGGAATAAGGTATTGAGGGTTATAATACGGCTCAATTTGTACAACAATAAACACAAAATAAAATAACGCAATGAGTCCACCAGTGGGTAAACTAAGCATAATAACTTTTTTTAAAGATGGGGTTAGATCATCCTTAAACTTTCTAAACACTGTTAAAACACTGAACCCTACCATTAATAAAACAACACCAAATGTCACAAAGGGCGATGGGTTATCAAAGATTGCTGTTAAAAGAAGGCCCATTACAACAAGCTGCACCGTCATTCTAAGGGTTGCAAGTATCAACGTTTTTTCTCTTTTAATGCCACGCCTATTTAAAATCCATAAAATAAAAACAACAAAGACATAGCCAAATAAAACTTGCCAAACACTAAGCTGAATGATTGTATCATTATTCAAGCGACTCAACCCCTTTCACTTCACCCTTGGCAATTTCAATCAAAATATCACCATATTTTTTAGCAACCGCTTTAGAGTGTGTAATCATCACCAAACTCAACTGGTTTTTTTTAACAAAATCAACAACCATTGAAATCACTAAATCTTCAGTTTCATCATCTAATGCACTTGATGGTTCATCCATTATATAAACCTCACCTTTAAGCAACATCACTCTTGCAAGCGCAAGACGTTGCGCTTCTCCACCTGATAGTTTGCTTGCATCATGGCCTAAAGATTGGGTTAATTTCACTTGTTTAAGCATCTTTTCCATCGTTTCATCAGTAACATTCAAGCGATGAAAAGAAGCTGCTTTCATTAAATTATCCTTAATTGTTTTTTTATAGATATAAGGTTTTTGTGATAAGTAAATAACGCTTTTTCTTAATGCAACCGCATCATAATCTTTTAACTTTTTATCTTTATACACAATCTCACCTTCATCAGGTGAAATCATTTTATTTAGCAGTTTTAAAAGGGTAGACTTACCCGCGCCACTCTCCCCAACAATACATGTGATTTTCCCTTGTTTAATGGTTAAATCATCGATGTTTAAAATGTCTTTATATTTTACCTCTTTTAGTCTAAACATAATAGTCACCTCTTACTGCTATTATAACATACTATATGAGAAAGTTATCGATATCATGTTGTCTTGCTCTTTTACTGGATTTAGGTCCACTAATCACATTTTTCTCTAGTTCTACGATTGAAAAGTATGTTTCTAGATCAAATGACTTGGTATCTTCAATCGATAATCCTAAGTGCGCAAGATTGAAGATGATGTTAGCGGTAATATCTTTTTCTTCTGCACTACTTTGATTTGCTGGGTTGGGGTGTGCTTTTCTGAAATGTCCCGAGCATTTCACCTATCGTATTCGTTAGATTTTGTAACTCATCCTGGTTACTTAATAAACCAAAATCAAGTGACATTAAAAAGTCATTATATGATTGCTTGCTAAAAGGTCGATGAAGCACATAGATGATTCTAAAGATCGTATCAATCACTGTCGATAAATCTTCTTCTTTTTTACCCGTCTTTTCTAGCTTTTTAATATCACTAAATAGTTCAGTTGAAAATACATTACGGTAATCAATAATTGTAAATAGTGATGAATGCAGGCGATAGTCTTTATCACCTAGATTAAGTGTTTTTTCCATGTGCTACTCCTTATAAAAATGTTGGCAATGTCGGTGCAGTGGTTAGAAATGTTGCGTAGTTTGTATCTTGTGCGCCTGCGATTGCCCTTAAGATCAGATTGTTTCCTGCTTCAATTGGTCTTGCTGTAATATTAAGTTCAATTGAGTTTGCTTCAATAGAATCTGATTTTGTTTTACTCGAGTCTCCTGAAGGCGATGCTGTACATAAGAAATACCATATACGTCTTGCTTTCATGTCACCTTGTATTTCATAGCCTAATGCGAATGTTTTTGTCTCAGCATTCACAATTTCTATTAAGTTCCCATTGGTATCTTCTAAGAACCCAAAGATATCCTTTTTAAATGCTTCATCAATTTCTGTGAACTTTAATGTCACGTTAGATCCTGAATTAGATACGAGTGTCTTAATGACTTTATCATCTGCATAAACTTGTGCACTACTACCAATGACCTCAGTACTAATTTCTTGTGCGCCTTCTAATCGTTTAGGTACACCAAAAGTCCAACTACCATCTTCTGTTTGTGTTGCTAGTGCATAGTGCACATTGGTTAAACCAAAAGTTACTTTATTACTCATTGTTATAAAACCTCCAATTTGATTTCATATACACGGTTTATTGAACCGTCTTCATTTTGATATTCAGTGATCATTTGAAATTCATAACCACCATAATATAAAGATACCTCGAGCTTTTCTTCTAACTCGAGGTTTTTATGTTTTGTTATTAGATTAAGTTGAATCGTTAGTATTCGCATGGTTACTTTATCGTCTGCATACATCGATCCCTTATTTGATACTTCTTGATAAATGATATACTCATCACTTTCATCTATACTATCTTTTTTACCATATGAAACTTGTCCTGGTAAAACAGAACTTAATGTCGTGTAAAGTGATTCTAAAATTTCTTTCATATCAGTTTCCTTTAGAAATGATTTCTTTGATGTCTTCTAACATCTTTGGTGTAAACATATCGTAAGCCGGCCTCATAAAAGGTCTTGGCCCGACATATTTTCCACTTCGGTGTGTATAGCCAAACTCAAGTAAATGTGTGAGTCCACCTTTGCCTTCAGAGTAAATAGATATAGATGTGTTCAATCCACTTCCATTTGAAGTTGCGACAAATGAATCCGCAAATGCATTTTTATAGCCACTTCTTGGTGCATTACGTTTCATGTAAATTAATATATCTTTAGCAGTATCATTTAATCTTTTTTCAAGCTTTGGGATTATGCCTTCTACATAATTTTCTATTTCATCTTCAATCGCTTGTCCTAAATCATTCAGTGTAATCAATGATATCACCTAACTTGATGGATGTTCTTTTTAAATAAAGTTCAATAAATTGTCCTGCTTGATAGGTTCTTTCTATCTTATAGATAACACTACCTATATCCACATACTTAGAACTATCATAGACGATTCCTTGTACTTTAACCGCGATATCAATTCTGATATCTGAACGTTTACTTTCATAGTACTCTCTTGAAGTAATCGAAAAATTAATACCAATCACTTCTTTTTTCGACTTAAATTGATAACTCATTACACCCATGGTGTTAGGAACCATCTCCAAGGTTAGTAAGTGCATTCTTATATTGGGGGAATTTGGATACATTTTTTTTAGCTCCCTTTTGTTAATGCGAGTTGACCTACCAGCATATCAAATGACTTGGGTAGTTCTTTTGCGCTTCCATCGTTTTTAAAGCCATAAAATGTCTTCACATAAATAATAATGACTGTACTAACCATTGGATTTGATTCATCATTTATATAAGAAGGATCAACCCCACAACTTTCTAAGTAATGTTTACAGCTATTGATGTGCGTGTTTAACTCATCATCTGCATAAGTCTCTACTTGGGGGATGAGTAAAGCCTTTTTTACAATATCTAAAATTGCCATGAAATCGATCCTTTCTTAACTAAAATTATCCTGCAGGTGCAGCTTTCTTCTTAATGCGTAAGAAGCCGTTATAACCAACAACATTACCACCAGTAAAGACTGAAGCTTTATAACTGATAATACCGTCTTTAAATTTGTAATCTGTTGATTTACCAATTTCTACTGGTGAGAACACTGGCACTTCATAGTTCTTAAGCGCACCATAAGCGATACCATATTCACCAGCAACTGTGTTACTATCAGAGATTGCTTTACAATGTGAGTTAATGATATAAGGAATACCATCAATCGTTTTATTGACATAATCAATCGAGTGAACCTTACGACCTTCTTGTGTCTTTAGTCCAGCAAACGCACGTAAATCATTCTTATTCAAGATAAGAACTGCACCACCTTCGACTTCTTCATCGCCTCCATAAGCAAAGACAATGTCATCAAGGGTTGAATCTGTGATTGCTTCAACTTCAAGTGCTGTCTTATCCGCAAGTGCCACTGCAGCTTCACTGAAAATACCAGTAAATGTATTCGTTGTTCCTGCACCTCGTAAGATTTGTTCACTAATTTTCTTTTTAAGTGAAATATTGATGTTTCTTAAGACTTCTGCTTGGTAAGGAATTGAAGGCAGTTTTTCTAACTCTTCTGTAATCTCTGTATAAGCAGTGATTTTAACTTTTGAAATGGTTAAGTAACCAAATGCAGGTTCTGTCTCTGAATAAGCTCCGCCTTCTGCAGTCGTTCCAGCGATGCCATTTGATTTAACAAATGATTTCTTATAAGTCTCACCGCCATTTAAATTAATCACATTGACACGATCAACTAGACTTGACACTTGAGCAAATGGAACTGGCGCAAGATTCGTTGACGTGTGATCAGGAAGTAAGATCTCAGAACTTGATACTTGAATGACTCTACTTTCTTTTAAGCTTTGTCCTCTTGTTTCTAGTTTTTCTTTATCGACCATTTGACGATTATCGACTTGAATGGGTTTAAATTCTGTTTTAGAAGCAATCGCCATCTTCTTATCAATCGATGCTCTTTCTTCTTGAAGGGTTGTTGTTTCTGTGTCTAGTGCTTCTAGTTTTTCTAGATCAGCTTCTGTATCTACTAGACTTCTAATTTCTTTTAATCGTGATTCAATTTCTTTTCTTCTTAATTCTAAATTCATGATTTTTTTCTCTCCTTAGATTTTTGATTTAATTTTGATACGTTTTTTGATTAAATCTGATTTTTCTTTTTGCTCTTCTAACTCCATAGTCTTTAGTTCCAATTCCATGGACTCTAAAGAACGAGCATATATCGAGGTTGCATCATATGCAGGTGTATCCACAACCGACACATCATACAATCTTTCTATCCTTGTAATGGTTCTTTTGGGAATGTCACCTTCACGGTTCCATACCTGTTCATCAACGGTAAAAGCAAAACTCATTTTATCTAATAGGCCACTTCTAACCATTTTATAGATATCCTGGTTATGACTTGTATCTAAGAGTTCAGCTCTTACCTTGAGGCCAATATGATCAACAGTAAGTTCAAGTGATTTATTCTTGGTTCTCGCAATAATTAAAAAGGAGTCCATATGATTGTATTTCATAGGAACATCCTTCATTTTAGTTTCCCCTAAAGCAGTAGGTGATATTTCTTCAATGAACCCATAGGTCTCATCACCGATTAAAGTTTCTTGATTAAAGACTAATGCATAGCCTTCTAAAATCATCTTACCTTCATCTTCATGAAGACTGACTTCTGCGAGTCTAGTTTCTTTTATCATTGGATCTTACCTCTACTTTTTTGGCTTGTTTAGGTTTTACTTCATGTTCATAGTCAAACTCAAGCTCTGAGTCTTTATATGAGAATGTTTCTAGTTTTTCTTTCTTACAAAAATCAGTGATCGTTTTAGTTTTTTCTTTTTGCGTTTCTAAAATACTTTTTAAAGCTTCATTTGATATTTTTCCATTAACTGTTATTTTCATCTTTAGGTTCCTCCGTTCCAACTTGATATTGATTTGCTTTATCTGCATCGACAAAGTTTAATGATTGAAGTCGTTTGTTTCCACCTTCGATAGGCTCTAATCCTAATAGTGCTCTTGATTCATTGAGTGACATAATTCCTAGACTCATCAATTTTTCAATGGCTGTAACTTTGGTGTTCCATGAAGCGTACTGCAATCTTTCACTATAAAAGATAATTTCTTCACCACGTTCCAATTGATTGTTGGTAAGTAAGCCTATAGAAAAAGCCTCGCTAAGTTGAATAGCTAAAGGCTCGATCGTTGACTCATAAAATGAATTGAATTCTTCTTCTGTATATTTACTTGTAAAGATTGGTACTGATACACCAAAGTAATCGAGTATTTTTGATTGCAAGAATTCTAGAGTATCTTTATCAATCAATTTAGGATCTACATCTAAGGGGATGTATTCACTCTTTAAATCAATCGGAATGATAGAACTTCCTTTTGTGTTGACTGAATCAGAAAGTGCACTATCAAATAGTTCTCTTTGTTTTTTCTTATCGGTTTCTGATAACATACCGTTCATCTTAACAATACCTTTAATCTGCATGGATGACTTAATCGCATTATCAATCCCTTGTAATAAACTATCATTAATTGAGATGGTTTTTAGGATTGCTTCATGATCACCACTTGATCCATTTCCACCAAAGATATCATTTTGTCCGTAGTGTTTTCTTAAATGAATGATATTCTCATACGGTAATGTATAGGTGTCACCATTTTCAAATAAGAATTTTATAAAGTATTGATCACTCTGATCTATTACTATTTCCACCGTAATGGGTTTAAGAGGATAAAGACCTATAAGGTGTCCTGTATATTTATCAAACCTAGGATAAATGAATGTATTATCATTAAGTAGTAATGTCGTAATAACCTTATAGATGAAATCATATGGCGTCATGATATCGTTGGGTTTATGCTTCAAAAGAAAAGACAGCCTTCCGCTTTTCTCGGATACTGTCTTATCGTTTTCTATTTTAATATATCTTGGTTTTATGCACTGCTATGATTTTCTAGGACACATAGGTACCTACCTAGATATAAAAATAGCGACATGCAACTTTCCTTTGTTGCTATTATTTTATCATTATTTAGTGTTTAAGTAAATCCATTAATCATTCTATATTCAACTGGTGTTATGTAATCAAGACGATATGCTAATCGATGATTATTAAAGTAATGAACATATAATTCTATAGCTGTATGTATATCTGAGAAATCATGAAGTTTCATGTATTGTTTTAAGTCCCCTTTAATCCAACCTATTAGTGATTCAATTACTGGATTATCTGTAGGTGTTCCTGCACGTGACATAGAACGAGTAATCGGATAGTCTTTATGTGCTTTTTCGAACTTAACTGAAGAATAAACTCTTCCTTGATCACTATGTAAGATAGTATGTTCTTCACCGTATCCTCGTTCCTCTTTGATACGCAAGAATTTATACAAACTTCTTAAGTGATTCATCACGCCATTTCCGTGATGATAGTTTGCTAAATCATATCCAACTATCTCATTGTTGAATACATCAATATGCAAGTTTAAATCGTATTTCTTTCCATCATGTTTAAGCATTGTTGTGTCACTACACACTTTCTCAAATGGTCTTGTAGTACTCCAATCACCATTGATTATATTAGGAAACTTATCCGATACTCCTTTTGGTCTTCTAAATGCTTTTCTACGCGCTCTAGAGTAAATTCCCATTTCTCTAAATGCTTGATATGCTGAATAGAATGATACAATCCATCCAGTTTCATTAAGTATCATTTTCCTAATTGCTCTATATCCGCATTCTGGATGGATTGAATGATAATTCTTAACTAACATTTTTAGTGTTTCCTTTGTTTCTTGTCGCTCTGTTTTATTCTCTTTTCTTCTTAGCCATCTATAATATCCGCTTCTTGTGATTCCCATGTATTCACATAGATCTTTTATGTAATACTTGATTCTAAATTTATGAACTAAAGTATACTCATAATTCAAGATCTGTTTTTTTTTACATATTTTGCTTCTTCACTTGAATACCCTCTTTTTAGTCTTTCAATTTCAACTTTAAGCATTAAGATTTCATGCTTTAGTGATTCTACTGATTCGGGTTCTTGATTGGATGGTATTTGATCTTTTATTTTACGTTTACTTACTAGTCCACTAATACCTTCTGCTTGATACTTACGTACCCACTCTCTTTGTGTTTTCCTAGCTACACTATATGTTCGTTCTATTTGATGTTTCGATATATTTTCATTCAATATCATCTTTACTATTTTAAGTTTAAAGTCTAAACTGTACTGATTTACCAC